GTGGCTATTATGTTCGCTTTTCTTGGTTTAGTCGGTTTTTCGTTAAAGTAATAAAATCATGTAGTTAGTTAACTTTGCTCACTACGAATATAAAGCCCTAGTGGGGCAATCATCAAGGCGGGGCTAAGATGGCAGAAAACAAACTAACATTCAAACAAGATAAATTCGTAAAAGCTTATCTACTTAACGGTGGTAACGCTACTCAAGCAGCTATAGAGGCCGGGTACAGTAAAAAGACAGCTAACGAGCAAGGCGCGCAGAACTTAGCAAAACTTAGTATCAAGTCTGCAATAGAAGAACATCAGAAAAAAGCTAATGATGATTACGTTTGGACGAAAGCAGACAAGCTTAAAAAGCTAGAAAAGCTAATCGAAAGGTGTTCGTTAGATGATGATGAGAAAGGTGCTCTAAATGCCGCTGCTGCAATATCTGCAATAAAAGAACACAACCTCATGCAAGGCGATAACGCGCCGACTCAAATAGATAACACTCACGTAATAACAAAAGTTAATGATGCCGACTGGTAATATTGATTTAAGGCTATTCCAGAACCACGTTAAAAGTAAATCCCCGGCGTTTGTACCATTATTTAAAAATAAATCACGTTATCAAATTGCTTGGGGTGGTGCTGGCTCAGGTAAATCTCACATAGTAGCTAGAAAGCTACTCTTTCGCATGCTTAATGAATCAGAAGTTAAGCACAACATTTTAATTATTCGTAAAGTTGATAGAACGATTAAAAAGTCTGTATGGACTCTTGTAAAAAACATTATATCTATTTGGGGGTTGACTAAAGAGTTTCACTTCAACCAAACAGACAGAACAATGATATATAAGCCTAACGGCGCACAGTTTATGTTTAGCGGCCTTGATGATGTTGAGAAACTAAAAAGTATTGAGGGTGTTACTTCTATATGGGTAGAGGAAGCGACAGAGCTATTACAGGAGGACTTTGAGCAATTAGATTTACGTTTGCGTGGCGACTTTGGTTGTTTAAAGCAAATCATACTTACCTTAAACCCTATCAGCGAGCAGCACTGGATTAAAAATATATTCTTTGACGATCCAATTGATGACGTATTCACATTAAAAACAACTTATCTCGACAACTCTTTTATAGATGATGATTATAAAATGGTTATGGAGAACAAGAAGAAGTCTAATCCACGCTATTATAATATTTACGCTCTTGGTAACTGGGGAACAGCAGAGGGATTAATATTTCAAAACATAGAGCATAGACTCATAAGGTCAGAAGAAGTTGAAAACCTAATATGTTTGCAGGGCCTAGACTTTGGTTACACTAACGACCCAAGCGCATTCAATCAAACCTATATAGATTTAGATAATAAAAAAATATATGTATACGATGGCTTTTACATCAAAGGCATGAGCAACAACGCAATAGCCAGCAAACTGAAAGAGATGAAAGCGCATAGACATATGACCACGGCAGATAGCAGCGAGCCAAAGTCAATTGATGCTATCAAGAGTAAAGGCGTCAGAATACAGGGCGCACAAAAAGGCAAGGACTCTATTAACTCAGGTATAGATTTTTTGCTGGACTATGAGATTATTGTAAACGCTCACTTAGTAGAATTTATGACCGAGTTCAATAATTACTCTTGGGCTATAGATAAGAAAACTAATAAGACTACCAATAAGCCGGTTGATGATTTTAACCACTTTATTGATAGCCTTAGATATGCAACAGAGAAATATCACGCTAAAGGTAAACGCACAGGATTTAAGTTATATTAAAAATTATTATTTAAAGCCTTATTTATTTTTGCTAATTGGATTTCTAAGCATTTTTTTAAGTTAAGCAACTCTTCATTATCAAAAGTTTTATCACTTATAGTGTTATCAATCAGTTCATTTATATTTAATTTAAATAAATCATCCTCAATATAATTAAATGTTATTTCGTTATCCGTTGGCATATGAAATACCAAATCAACATCGCTACTAAAAGCGATTGGGAAAAAGTCAAAATCAAAATCAAACGAGGGTCCGTCCTCGCATCTTTTAGCGTTTGTCATCACTTATCCCCATAAATCATAGAGTAACACTCAAACTTATTATGCTCTGTTTCTATGCATTCAGAATAAAGGGCGCTTTTTGTTTGTTCTTCATTGTACGTGTAAATAAGAATAAGCCCAATAAGTAAAAAAATCACAGGAAAGAAAATATAATTAAAAATAAACTCGTTTAATTCACTCATTATTTACCCTCGTTAATTGCATCAATATAATCTTGTCTGCTCTCGCCTGTAGCATCAAAGTATTCACTTAGCCAATATTCAGCATCAAGAGCAGCAGCAAGAGCAGCGCCGCGCGCGGCATAGTAAGCAGCAGCATCATAAGCAGCCCAAGCAGCAGCAACAGCAGCAACATCATAAGCAGCCCAAGCAAAAGCAGCATAATCAGTATCACGAACAACAGCGCGGTAATTCTCTTCTAACTGTTCTTTAGTGTAATTTTCTGGGTACAGTAAATAGCCTTGTACTGTTAATATGAATTGATTCATTATTTAGCCTCATTAATTTTGTTTATCATCATAATGTATTGATCTTGCGGTATGATAACAACGCGTTGTTGTACATCTTCACTTTTATTTGTTGTTACAAGTAAAGGCTCGTTTGTTTGAACTACATCTTCAAGTAGTCTTGCCATGTTGCGTCTAAAGTATGCACTGTTGTGTTGCTTCATTGTTAACCTCTACTTCTGTTATTTTTAATTATCTCTGCCTTAACTTCTGTTTTACTTTTTGTGCTTCTTACCCAAGATTCACCTGTATACCTAAAAGGCAACCCGTGTAATCCTAACTTGTAATAACTGCCGTCAAAAAAAACTACATCTTTACCTGCTGGTTTATTTTTACTCATAACGCTTTCCTCATTTAATTAATGTGTACGTATCCTAGTACGTTAAGTTGTACATATCAAGCTTTATTTTAAATTTAATATCTTAATGCTATAATGATTAAAAATTAACTAGGCTGTTAGATGATGGAAACAAAAAGTGTTTTATGCACACCAGATTGCGAGTATGAAGAACAGCGGCTCAAACGCCAAGAAGTGCGCGCCTGTTTAGGTGGTAAAATGGATGTTATTAAAATAGTAACTTGTTTACCTGCTCCACAATACCAAACATATAGCCTTAATGGATTAAAAGGCTACGCATTAGAGCAAGCAGCAGCTTGTAATCGTATAAATGACGAGCGTAAAAAGGCTTATTGGGCGAGAGGTCGCTTTTTTAACGCTACAGCCAGAACATATGAAAGCCTGGGCGGGATGGTTTGGAGTAAAGAGCCAGAAGATCAGCTTAGTAATTCATTATCATATCTAGCAACCAATGCTGACGGCTCAAACTCAGGGCTGCGAGAAGTATCTCAAGAAATAACCGACAACCTTATCGCCTATGGTCGTTATGGTGTATTAGTTGACATGCCTAGCAATGAATCGGGCTTAACGCTTGAGCAAATGCAACAACCAGGCAATGCGCCTAGGTTAATTCAATACGACGCTAATCAGATTGTTTATTATAGATTGGACGGAAACAGCTTAGCAGAGGTTAGGCTCTTAGAGGTCGTTAGCGTTCAGAAAAACGAATTCGAATGGGAAGATAAAACGCAAGTTAGGCGCTTAGTTATGCTTGACGGCGTTTATGTTAATCAGCTTTATAACGATAAAGACGAGCTTATTAATGAGGTAACACCAATAGCTAACGGATCAACTCTTAATTTTATACCGTTCCAATTCTTTGGTTCTGATGCTAATACTGCTCATTATAGTAAAGTGCCATTGTATGATTTAGCTAATACTAATTTAGGTCATTTTGTTTTAGATTGCGATAACAGAGATAACCTGCATTATCACGGCCAAGGTATGACAAATGTTTATACTGATATGGACGGCGGCGACTTTGCAGATGCTAACCCGAATGGAATTAGTGTTTCCGGTAGTGGGCGTAATTTATTTAGGCAAGGTGACAAAGTAGAAATATTACAAATAGATGCCACTGGCGCTTTACCTGCTGAGATGACTAGAGACGAGCAGCGCATGGTTATGGCTGGCGCACAGCTAGTAACTGATAACTCAACTAACCAAACGTTAGGCGCAAAAGAAATAGAAACAAACGCAAGCGTGAGCGCATTAAAGCGTATTGTTAGAAACACAAACGCAGGTATTAAAAATTGCCTCAAGTGGTGTAGTATGTTCTTAGGTGTTACAGAAGAATCAACTTACATTATTAACACTGATTTTATTGCCGATACCATGTCACCTGAAATGATCGCTAAACATATTGAGATGGTTCAACTAGGCGTATTACCTAAAATAACCCTAAACGAAACAGCAAGGAATGTAGGGTTTACCACGTTAGAAGATAAAGAGATAAAAGACAAAGCAGATCAAGACGCAGCCGAAATGATAGGCATGACAAAAGAGGCAGCACAAGCGCAAATCAATAACGAGGTTGAATAGTGCAGTCTGAGATACTAACGACCGTTTACAGTCAACATACAGTTTACCTGCAAAGGTTAGGTGCTACGCAAGGCAATGCTATTATTCCTTATCTATCTAAAATAGAGGAAGGAATTCAAAAAGTATTTAATCGTTATAGAGACAGAGCAAAGACAACAGCTAACCAAGCAGCAATACAAAAAGCTATTGACGAAATATCACGAGAGCAACTGCAGCTTTATATTGTTGAGCTAAAAAAGTCTAACCGTGAAGTAGGTGTTGAAGAGGCACAGCTTGCCAGTGCTACCATGCGAAACGTTATAGAGAACGATGACTTTGAGACAGTCATTCCAACAGCGGCACAGGTTAACGCTATTGCTATAGCGACGCCAATACATTTAGGTGGTAACTCTTACACCACTTACAAAACAATGACTAAGAATTATTGGCAAAAGTGGACTAACGAGATTGATTCGATAGTGCAGGCTGGTTTTGTTTCTGGCCAAACTATTAACGAAATAGCTGACAATGTGTTTAGTCAAATGCGATTACAGAAAAGCACTACCAGTAAAAATGTACTTAACCGGGCGTTAAGGTCAGCCAAGTCAATAGCTATTACTGGTACGAATCATTATGCTAACACTGCCCGTATAGAATTTGTTAATCAAAATGATGACATGCTAAAAGGGTATAGATTAATAGCTGTTGTTGATTCACGCACAAGTAAACAATGCAGAAGTTTAGACCAAAGGTTTATACCTAAAGACTCGCCAAA